TCCATCAACATTTCCACCTTTTAAGACTAGCAGCTTTTCGTGTTGGTTTGCCGTTTTCATCTTTCATTGGTCCGGGCATGCCGCTCATTCTTGCACAAAAAGACTTTTTCCTACTACCGCCTTCAGGCTGTGGGGCTTTTAAATTCGACCCAGTCGCTGCATTATATTTTGACCTACCTTTAGCAGTAAGTCCAGCCCCTTTAGAAACCGGGAGTTTTTCGCCTCTTCCAATTGCAAGGCTGGGGGTTTTCTTCTTAGTAGCCACATTAAGCCCCCACACCAGTACCAGTAATTAAGTTTTTAATTAGTTTACCAGCAAGAATTATACCTGTAGCTACTGTAGTTGCCGTACTTGTTACTAATTGCCATTGAATATCAGTCTTTTCTGTATATAGAAATGGGTCAGAACTTCTATTTGCGAGATATGTTGCAACAAAAGGTTGTTGTAAAACGTTTAATTTAACACCTGTGGCGTTATTAATTGTTTGAACCGAGTAAGTAATAATGTTTGATGATGTATAGCTATTTGATGTATTTACTTCAGCCAAATCCAAGTAAAAAGAATATCCAGCCGGTACAGTATAAATAGTCATCTGTGACTTACCGATACCAACGTTAATCTGCGCTACGATATTTGATGACTGCTTTAAAGTAATTGTACCAACGTTAGTTGACTGGCTTGTCCCCGGTGTAGTCATTAATAAGCTGTTAACTCGAAAGTAACTATTAACCGTTGTAACACCTGAAGTTCCGTTAAGTGCCAATGTCTCTGAAATTGGATTAAAGCTAGCGTCAAGACCACTAATTAAAATTTTTGCAACTGTATCATCAGACGCCGATGTGCTTACCAACGTTAGTGTAGATGCTGATGTAATATATGTATATGCTGTAGCATTTTCCCACACAGGAACTTTTGTATTACCCACAGCAGATTGATAACCAAATAGACTTAATATGCTATGTCCAGAAATTTGCCCACGAGACACCTGCAAGTCAAATGGCTCATACACACCCATTCTACTAATTGATGATGTAACTCCTAATGTTGCCATAATTAATCTCCTAAAATTTTAAAAAGGGGACCGAAGCCCCCCGGATTAATTACTCTAAGTTACCGTATGGGTAAGTAGTTGTAGTACCAATGCTACCGTCAAGCTGTGTATAACGTAATGTAAAATAGAAAGTTCCAGCAGTAACTGTTGTCATCGAAGTTCCTACTAAAGCAATTGTAAATACAACTTGAGACATTTTAGTTGCATTAGGACCTGTACCTGATGTTGGTGATACTAAAATATCAGCAGAGGTTGCAGCTTGGTTAGCTAATTGCGTTGCTGTAAATGTTGAAATAGTCTGACGACCAACTGAAGGTGAAGTTAAAACTGCTGTGTTCGCATATGCTGCTGTACCTGCCGCTGCTGTGTAGTTATTAGAAACATAAACAGTTGTAGATGTTAAAGTACCTGCAGCGACCGCTGGAACAACACCGATGTCAATAAAAACATCGTTAATTGCTGAACCGTATGGCAAATACATAACTCCACCACGGTAAATATTAGTTGCTGAATCAGCGGGGATTGTTTGTGCTACTGATGGGTAAACAGAAGAAGATGGTGTATAAACAACAGCATTAACGTTTGGAATGCCGTTACCGTTAACAAACTTACCAGATGCTCCACCATAGTTTAATGAACCATTAGTTGTTACAGATAAATCCATATCTGCTTCTTGAACTAAGTCAGCATAACCTACGTTACGGAGTGGACCGAAACGGCTATCGCCGGCTAAAATTGGACCTTCAAAGGTTGCGCGTGCCATGTTAATTTCCTTATGCAAAAGCGCTCATTCCAATCGTTGCATCGTCTGCTGGGGCAGTGGTGGAATAAGCAATCACCCAGTTACTATAAGTATACAACAAATTTTATTTTTTGTAGGGGTTTTTAGTTATTTTTGTGTAAAATTATAGAAACAGGTAATTAATTTAACAAGGTCAGTATGTCGATAAAAGTCAAAAAAGTAGACGTAAGAGATGCTGATATTGCTAAGACACTTCTATACCTACAAAAAAAGTGTTTGCCCGGTGATTCTGTATACCCTATAGCACGAGGACATTGGTGGATTGCTTATGACGAACTTATGCTTCCAATTGGTTTTGCTGGCTTGGTGCGCAGTTATAATTTTTCTGATTGTGGTTACTTATGTCGCGCTGGTGTTGTAGAAAACCAACGTGGTAAGGGTGTACAAAAACAATTAATAAAAGCCAGAGAACGATATGCTAAAAGGCTCGGCTGGAATTGGCTTATCACCGATACAAGGGATAACATCCCATCTTCAAATAGTTTAATTTCTTGTGGGTTTAAGTTGTATACTCCATCAAATCCTTGGGGTTACAAAGATGCGCTTTACTGGAGAAAAAAATTACATGCCGTACAAAGACCCGGAAGTAAGAAAAAGAAAGCATGCGGAGTACTCGAAGAAATATTACGAGGAAAACAAAGAAAAAGTAATTGCTAAAAACAAAGTAAGAAAAAAAGCTAGAAAGGTTGACTGGCAAGTATTTAAAGCTACTTTAAGCTGCGTTAATTGCGGAGAAAGCCACCCAGCCACATTTGATTTCCATCATGTTGAACGACACCCAGATAACCGTAAAGTACATAAGTTACTACAAAGTAATAACATTGGCGGTGCCCTAGAAGAAATTAAAAAATGCATAGTGCTATGTGCTAACTGCCATAGAAAGCACCACTACGAAGAAGAGCAACAAAAGAAAAAAACAAAGAAAAAACCCCGCCTTGTGAGCGGGGTCTAGTTGGAAACGGTCATCTTTTTAGAATGAACCTGAAGAACCCCAGACGCCTAGTGGGTCAGACCAGCCGAATGAATAACGCTCGCGTGACTTGTAACGGACGTTACCTGTGTCAAAATCGCCATCCATAGAATTCTGGAGTGGTGTACGAACGAAGTGCTTAAGACCATTTGGTACATCAGTTAACAAGAACCATGCATTAACGTCAGTCAAGAAGTGGTTAACTGAATAACCTTCTGGAATAGTACCATTGTTGTTGATTGCGCTGATGTCATTGTTGTTAGTACCAACACGTAACTTAGTTTCAAGCAAACGAGTAGCAACGAACATTAATGCGGGAGGAACAACCAACTTACGTGGCTTAGCAGCGATTAACAAACTACGCTCATCAGTCCAAGCAGCGATTTGAATAACGGCAGCTTCCAAAGAAGTTTCATTCAAGTCAACTTGAGTTGATGCAGTGTTGCTGTTAGTACCGCCAGATACGAGCGGGTGTGCAGTAGAGAACAATGCAACGCCGTCACCACCGAGGTAGCTTGAGCTGAAACCGTTGTTCAATACAGAAGCAGCTTTAACTTGTTTTGTATAAGCCATACCACGAGCTAATGCTTTAGTGTAACGAGCAGACAATGAGTCATACAAGTTATCTTCAATTGCTTCTTCAGTAATTGAGAATCCTAAAGCGATAGTTTCGTGTGAGTAACGAGTTGTCCATGCTTCTTGCGCATTGTCATAAGCAATCGCAGCGCCTTCAGACTTAACTGGGGCAGCTGAGAAACCTGACAATTTAGTTTCTTCTTCGAATGAACGCTCAGAACTCTCGATTTCATAAAGTTCTTTGTGCTCTTCACCATAACGTGCATACTCAAGACCAAATAAGGCATTGAGACCGGGTAATAGCTCTTTTAGGAGCTGTGAACGTGAAATAGCCATTTTTTAGCTCCTTAGTTAGTTGTGCCAGATGCTTGATAATACATGTGTACGCCAAAATTTAATTTAACAATACAGTCTGTATAAGCATCACCGGGGTTAGATGGGAAGTTTCCACCAAATGTTGAGTTGTTATTCACAAAGTCAACGATACGACAGGCTAAAGCACCAGTATTTGCAGCGCTTGAGGCTAATGCAACTAAAGAATTACCAGTAGTTGTGTTACCTGTAGAGCTAGAAGTACCAGCAGAGAAGTTAGCCAATGCAATTGTTTTTCCGATAGCAGTAGCTGGGATAGAACCCAAAGACTGAACTTGGAACAATGCATCTGGGTCATCCATCACACGAATAAAGATATTTGTGTAACCAGAGTTAACTGCGCCAGACGGTAAGTACTGAGCATATAAAGGATAACCTAATTGTTGACCTGCTAATTGATAACGAACACCTACGCAAACACCAACTAAACCAACAGAAGATGTTGTAGGGGTTGAAGTTACCACCGTTGGCTGACCAGCAGAAGCTGCGCCAATTTGAACCAAGTCACCGTTATAGATAGCCGCAGAGTTATTAACAGTTAATGGAATCTCACGAATCACACCACCGTTAAAGCTTTGACCACCAATAAGGTTAATTGGCTTTAGTCCATAAGGACCAGAGAATGTTGCCATTTTAAACCTCCAATATTAAATTATAAAAAATTACTTGCCTCCGAAAGTAACCTTAGTAGCTCTGTCTTTAAACATCGGCATACGTGGGTCGTTCTCTCGCATATACGTGTTATCCACCGAATCCATTTGGTCGTTGGCGAGCTTCTCATAGTGTTTAGCTCGTTGTTCCATCATCTCTCGTGGTGCTCGGCATAATACTAAACCACCAATTTCAATTGACCCCTTAAACTGTCCATCAATAGACGCGTGTGTCATAGCTTCAGGATAGTCTTCTGCCTTTACAGGTTCATACCCCTCCCTACGGCTCTTGGAGATATTCATCGGGTCAGCTGCTCCCATTAAGGAAGTTCTGCACCATCTATGTACCCAACCTTCTCGTTCATTAATCTTTGGCAGCGTTTCTGGTGGTGCCCATGTATTTATAGGGCGCGCATCTTGTTCGCGGGATTCTAATTCACGGGCTAATTTGTTAGTACTCATTGTGTATCTCCATTCATTTGTTCGGCAACCTTGCGGGCGTAAAGTTCAAGTGGTACTCCTAAGCGTTTAGCAATTTGTACTTGCGTTGGCGTTAGTTGTACTTTTTTTGGTGCGGCAGAACGTGTAGCAGGTGCTACAACATTTGCGGCGGGTTTGGCTCGTGATTTCTCACGGAGTTTTTCTTCAGATTTTGGTTCGCTCCCGAAATATTCGGGGAATCTTTTCTGAATTGTAGCACTAATTTTCTGGTAATACTCGTCTGTACCAACATATTTTTCGCCAAATTCTTTAGCTAATTGATTATGTTTAGTAATTGCCAGTCCAGTCATGTCGTCTTCTTGCTCAGATTCACCACCATACCAAGGGTTATTTTCTAGCCATCCAGCTAGTTTTTCGTCTTGTACTGGTTGTGCTTGAGGAAGTTTATACTCTTGTTCTTTTACTTCGATAGGGCGTAAATCTCTAGCTTTATCTAATTTAAGAGTAGCTTCAGCTATTTTTTGCTGGGCTTCTACTAACGCATCGCTATCACCAGAGTCATAAGCTTCTTTAAACTCTCTTTTAGCTGTAACTAAATCTGCTTCTGCGCTTGTTTTGCCTTGGTCAATAAATAACTTACTACCCTCGTGTAATTGCGCTTGAAGTTTTTTATTTTCATTAATTGCAAACTGCGCTACATTTATAGCTTCCTCTCGCATGCGAATAGCTTCTTCTTTTGCGCGGCGCTCATCATGGTAACCACGACCTAACTTTTTGATTCGTTTTTGCACTTTTACGTCATATGCTTCCAACTCATCATCAGTTACTTCTTCTGCCGGTTCTGCCATCGGCTTGCGACCCCTATCTTCTATGGGTGTGTCATCTACAATTTCAATATTAATTTCCGGTTCTTTTTCCGGTTTTTTTGCTTCGTCTGGAAATGTATAAGTAGCAAATTCATCTACTGGGACTGGCTTCCCATTTTCAAACGTAACTGTTCCAAATTCTTCTGTAGCCATTTAAATCTCCTTATGCTCGTGTAATTCCACGGGGGTCTTCAACTATAGCCTCTACGCTATCATCGTTGACGATTCTAAATTCTTGTCCATGAATTTTCACCCGTGAACCTGAATTAGGTCTTGTCAAAACAAAATCGCCTACCTTACAGAGTGGTCCGCTTGGAAAACGCGCTTTATCTTGATACGCATCCGGTCCAATATCCATAACAAATAAAACCGGAGTTAATACCTCTTCATAATGCATCGTAGTATCTGATTTTAAAATACCACTTTCATATTCTTCCTGCGCTTGTGGAACCATACATAAAATATGATATCCGGCGGGCTTAGGAAGTTGTGTTGCCTTTTTTTCTGGTGTTGCAGCGAGTTGTGATACGTTACCCATTGCGTCACTAATTAAAAGTTCACTCATCTTCATCCTTTGTAATTTTCTGCTCGCGGTCTTGAATAAAATCTATAGCAAGGGCAAGACCCCGGATAATCCCTGCTACATGCTTATACTCCTCATACGTCTGGCAATTGCCTTGGGCAATGAAATCTGATTTAATACTCATTTGCTTCTGTAACTCTGTACAGAGATATTCATATTCGTTATTCATTTAGCTTCCTTTTTAGGGGGTGTTTTTAATTGTGTATCTATTTGTTGCTGATTTAATTCTTTTTGCGATATATGTTTTATTGCTTGAATACCAATATCTTGTCTATGCTGGCGTTCTTTGTTTAGCGCATCTAATGCCATCTTGCCACCATCAACCCTTTGCTGATGCTTGAGCTTTTCGGCTTGTACTGTTGTGTTCATAGTAGTTTGAAGAGCCGCTGTTTTTGCTTGAGACTGAATACGCTGTGCTTCAAGCTGTAGCTGTTGCATCTTAATTTGGGCATCAGTTTGGTCTTTTGTAGCTTTGCGTTGTTGTTCTTGCTGCTTGATTTGTAGCTCTTGCATTTGCATCTGAATGATTGGGTCTTGAGCTTGCTGTTGGGCAGCTTGCTGTGCGGCTTGTTGTTTATTCTGTTGCAGTAATGCCTGTGCAGCTTGAGCAAGTTGTTGTGACATTTGATACTCGACTTCAGGAGACATGTTTTCGTCTTCTTCCTCGTTCATGTCGTTCATGTGTTGTTTTGGTAACGCCATACCCATTTGCTTCTCAATCTCTTTACGATACTGGAACCCAGCATGCTCATTAATATGCGCCATCATTGTTGCTGCAAGTTGTTGAGCTTGTGGGTTGTTTTGTAATAAAGCAATGATTTTGGGGTCTTGCATAGCTGCTTGATGCACTGCAATATGTGACTCATGGTCTTGGTAACTAAACGCCTTGACTGGTTTCATCATCAGAATGTTCTGGTTTTCCGTGACTGGGTCTGCCGGCTTTTGGTCATCCGACATTGGGATAAGCTTCGCTGCGTTCTTAATGCCAAGAGTCTCGACCATTTGACGATGGAGGAACGGTAAATTATAGAGTTGTGGTGCCTGTTGCGCCAATTGCATAACTGCTTGCCACTGTACAATCTTTTGCGCCATCGTAGACGCATTTGGGTCGCTAACAGGTATGACCTCGACATCATCATAGTCCGCTTTTTTCGCTGACGCTTCACCTTCCTCCGGTTCATAGTCGTATTCCTCTGGCGTGTAATCTGCAATAATATGCTTGAGTAGTTTAAACTCTTGCTTCATCGAATAATGCAAACGTGCCTGTATAGCACTCATTACTTTTAATGTACGTTCAAGAATAGCCAAGGTAGTACCGACTGGAGCATTTCCACCCATATCGGATACTTGCAAGTCGCCAGCAGATACAAAGTTTCTACCTTCTGTAACAACGTTTTGGAATAGCATAGATAGCGTTTGACTTGGCTCCTTATATGGTAGGAGCATGACGTTATCTTTAATAGTGCCACTTGGTACATCTACGTCTCTGAATTCGCCGGGCGAGATGGGTGTATCGTCACCTTTAACCCTGAGACCTCTGGACTTAAGACCGCCGGGTAAATTCGATAGCGTTCCAGCATCAATAAGCTGACGAAGCATAGTAGTAGCAGAGCGGGCATAACCCCCAATAAGATGTATAAGACCATAACCATAAAATCCAAATCCCGGTACGTATTGATAATGAACAAAGTGAATCCTCTTAGAATTTAATATATCATCTTCTAACCAGTTTCTACGAATAGCCAGCACCTTTCCAGTGCTTTTTTCTATAGTTATGACATAAGGTAGTGCAACCCCGGTAGGCTCGCCATCTTTTTCATCTTCATATCCAGGCAAGTCGTAATCAACGTGCATTTCTAAAATACGGAAACGATTGTCGTTGGTAGCGGAAAAACCTTGTTCCTCAGCTTTGCGTTTTTCTATGTCATCTAGAACAGCCATAGGCTCACCCAAGTCCACATCCCTGTAAAACCCAGCTACCATTAGTTTTTTTACATCGTTTTTGGTTTTACGCATTACGTGTGTCATACGCTCTGCATTATCTAAACTTGATGCGCCATAAGGAACAACAAAATCTTCTGCAGGTATAAACATAGCAACTTGCCTGCCCATACTAGGGTCAAAATAAACCTTTTTAAATGCTGAACCCGCGAGTGGCAAGTTCCACAATAATTTTTCATGTTCTGGGCGATACTCAGTCATCTGGTCCATCAACTTATAGTTCATGTCCTCGGATACACGAATCGAAGCCTCTTTCTTAGCTTGCGTCTCTTTACCAATAATTTGTGTCTTAACTGGTCCACTAGACGGGAACGTTTCCATAATAGCTTCTGACTGGAACCTTACTACCGCCTCTGATAGCATCGGATGGAATACACCACAAGCACCAGCCCAAGGCTCAGTAGTCTCTTCATACTTTAAACCAAGTAACTTTAGACCCTGAACATACGTATCCGCCCAGTCTTTTCTAGCGTTTACATCAGCTTCAAACAACCCAACTAAGTCACTTCCTAAAGTCATTAACTCTTGCTCGTCCATATCTTCTGCAAGGTTCTTACTAAACTCTGAGTCACCTTCTGGTTCAATATCAATCTTCATATCCCCAATGCCTATATGAACTGCCTCTGGGTCTACAATTTCAATCTCAATTGGCTCCGCTTCTGGAGTAGCTGCTAAACCTTGCGGTGCTTGATATAAACCTTTGTCCATTGCCATTTTAAGTCCTTAAATTAAATTGTAAAACCCAGCGTTGCGTTTTGATTTAAAATATTTAATATCTTCTTTTTCATCTGAATCAAGTTGCAAGAACCCACCCCTTCTAAATCGGAGCATGGCTTGCGACATACTATCTACCAAGTCATCATGTTCGCCTGATGGGAATGATGCTACTTCTTCTACCAATTCTTCCGCCCACGAGGTATTTGGTACCCACACTCTTCCCCCTGCGAAGATATCTGCAACAGCGTTTAGTCTAGCTATTTTATCGTTGCCTTTGCTAGGGACGAACTCTTGCACGGGTATACCCATTGACCTTAACTCAAATATTAACGGTTGCCCTGAAGCTTTTGCCTCAACAATCATTGCATCTGGCTCCCAATATTTATACTTATCCATCGCTTTTTGTTTAAGCTCTGGAAACTCTAGCCGCTCTTTATATGAATCTAGTAATATTATATTCGCTGTTTCTTGTTTTGTAATGTTATTTGTTTCATAGAACACTCCCCAAGTAGTACACGCTGAATAGTCGCTACGTTGCGTCTTAAGGAATGCAGTATCCCAAGACTGGATAATAAAATTACATTCTGGTGGGTCATCATGCTCCCAAACTTTCCACCATTCACGTTTTATGATGGCAGATACATCACTTGTTGGTTGTTGTTGGTACTGAGCTTGCCATTTTCCTACTGGAAGTTCGTTTTTTAGTGCTTCTAACTGCTCTAAAGGCCAAAATTCGGGCCAAAGTGGATTACCAGTGGGTAAAATAGCAGGAAATTCAATCACTTTCCATCCTTCACCGCTTCTTTGCGCATCTGCTTTTATAACTTGACCCGTTAAATCCTTTTTAGACCACCTAGTCATCACTATTACGATAGCTCCGCCCGGTTGTAGACGCTGTCTTGGTCCAGATGTATACCATTCGTACGTTTTATCGTACACTTCGGGGTTAGATTCGGCTATTGTTGCTTCTTGTTCGGAGTGAGGGTCGTCAATAATGAGTATATCTGCTCCCTTACCCGTAACAGCCCCGCCAACACCGATAGCAAAGTAGTCTCCGCCACTGTTAGTCGCCCACCTTCCAGCTGCTTTGCTATCAGCTTGCAGTCCAACACCTGGGAATATTGACTTATATACATCGGAATCAACCAAGTTCCTGACTTTCCTACCAAATCCCACGGCAAGCTCAGCGGTATGAGATGTCTGAATGACTTTTTTCTGAGGGTATTTACCCAAAAACCAAGCAGGTAATAGGTAAGAAGCAAATTCACTTTTAGTGTGACGTGGAGGCATATTAATAATAAGTCTTTTACAAGTGCCATTGGCAACTTCTTCAAACGCTGCAGCCATGCGTGCATGATGTCTTCCTGCTATAAATGTGGGCCAAACCCGTTTAACAAACTCAATAAACTTTTCTTGAGATAGCTCTTTACTTTTTAAGTCTTGTAGTGTTTCTAGCTCCAACAGTAGCTGGTGCCTATCTGACTCGCTTAGAAGTGGTAGTATCGCTGGTATATCTTTGAGTGATATGCTATCCAATATGTCCTTAGCGGGTTTCATCATCTTGGACCTCCACAGCAGCTTGCGCAATTCCAAGTTCTTCGTCTAAATTATCTCCTAACGGAGTCACATCTATAACATCCGCATTAAGCAGGCGTTTAACTCTTTCCTTAATAGCAGCTTCAAGGTCATTACTGTTTTTATAATTAATTGTTACCTCAGAGCGTTCTGTAAATAAACCTATATCTACGTGCTTACCCAGTAGCTCCAGCGCTTTGAGTTCAAATCTAGGGTCTCCACAGTTTGCAATTTCCATAAGCTTGGCAGTTATTGCGCTTCTTGCTTGGTGTACATCTAATGCTAGCTGGTTTGCATAAGTTTGAATAAACGCTTTTGCAGCGAATGCAGTATTTGGAGTTTGTAACGCTTTGGAATCTTGTTTCTTAAGCGCAGCCTCAACTAACTTCTTAGTCTGTTCAGCTTCTTCTGGGGTGGCTTCTATGGTAAACCCTAACTCTTCCAGCAGGTTTACTGTGTTAGCTGTTACGGCTAACTCGTCTTTAAATGTAGCGGGCACTTCGTCTGCGTTCGAGTACGGAACTGGATGTTCTTTAGTTGGTTCTACATTAATCATCTGCAACCTATATTAAGGTGATATGCGAAGTATACACTGACTGAAAACTTTTTGCAAAATATATGTGTGGGTGTGGGAGGTAACTAAACATTGACGGGGGGTGTTTTATAAATGGTATGTTGCAAGGAGCGTACCAATTCACTAGGGGGAGGGGGGC